CACCTTTTTAAAAGTAAGTCTCTTGTAGGTATTATGGACAAGTTACATCATGCAAAGTACAGATATGGTTTCACAGGTACTTTAGATGGCACACAGACCCATAAATGGGTCTTAGAGGGATTGTTTGGTCCATCATACAAGGTCACTCAAACCAAGAAATTAATTGATGAAGGACATCTTGCAACTTTAGATATTCAATGTCTTGTTCTTAAGTATAAACCTAAGAAATTTGATACTTATGAAGATGAGATTCAGTTTCTAATTGGTCATGAGAAAAGGAATAATTTTATTACCAATCTTGCTATTGATTTAAAAGGTAATACTTTGATTCTTTATAGCAGAGTTGAAGCACATGGTGCCATACTTTACGATATGATAAATAAAAAAGTCAAGGAAGGAAGAAAAGTATTCTTTGTTCATGGCGGTGTAGATGCTGAAGACAGAGAACAAGTAAGGGAAATCACAGAGCAGCAGAATGATGCCATCATTGTTGCTTCTTATGGAACATTCAGTACAGGAATCAATATTAAGAATCTACACAATGTAATCTTTGCCTCTCCATCCAAATCTCGTATTAGAAACCTTCAGAGTATTGGTAGAGTCCTAAGAAAAGGCAAAAACAAAGTGAAAGCAAAACTTTATGATATTGCTGATGATCTAACTTTGGGATCAAGAAAGAATTATACACTGAATCATTTTATTGAGAGGGTGAAAATTTATGTTCAAGAGCAATTCAATTATGACATCATATCAGTCAACATAAAAGACTAGGAGGAGTGTATGCTAGAAGATGATTTCTACTGTACAATCAAATTTAAAGGTGGAGATGAAATCTTTGCCAAAGTAGCAGCAGATGTGGATGATGATAGAACTATGCTTCTAGTATCAAATCCTATTGTGGTTGAAGAAGTAAAGTTAAGAGGAACAACTGTAGGACACAAGTTTGAACCTTGGTTGAAATCAACATCTGATGATATGTTTATTGTTAATATTGATGATGTTCTTACAATGTCTGAATCAGAAGATATTGAGATGATTCTGTATTATCAAGAGTATATAAGAAAGATGCATAAAGGTAATCATGCTCAGATAGATAGGAAGATGGGATATCTCTCCTCTGTTCAAGATGCAAAAGAGGTTTTAGAGAAACTCTATAAATCTAGCTAAGGCTCATCTTTCAAAGGCAACAAACCTAGTCTACTGGTAAAACACATAGTTGTCAACGTTTTGATTTCCTGTTATAATAATTCCAGTAGATAAATGATTATTATGCCCTTCTCTTATACTACTATGGCAAGACCTAAGAAATCAGAGCACTATGTCAATAACAAGGATTTCTTGGCAGCCTTAGAACAGTATGCGATTGATATTGAGAGAGCAAAGGAAAAAGGATTACCTAAACCACAGATTCCCAGATACATTGGTGAATGTTTTCTGAAGATTGCTAATCATCTATCATATAAACCTAACTTTGTGAACTATATGTTCAAGGATGATATGATCTGTGATGGTATTGAAAACTGCGTGAGATATATTCATAACTTTAATCCTGAGAAGTCTAAGAATCCATTTGCTTATTTTACTCAAATCATTTACTACGCATTCCTGAGAAGGATTCAACAAGAGAAGAAGCAACTTGAAATTAAAAATAAGATTCTAGAGAAGACTAATTTTGATGAGGTCTTTGACTCAAATGATCTTGACAGTAGCAACTACAGCGAGTACAATTCCATCAAAGATGCTGTCCATAGCAAATTGAGGAACTGATGCGAGTAGCAGTTATTACTGATACACACTATGGAGCAAGAAAAGGTTCCAAGTTGTTTCATGATTATTTTGAAAAGTTTTACAATGAAATTTTCTTTCCAACTCTAGACAAAGAAGGTATCACCACTGTGATTCACATGGGAGATGCCTTTGATGTCAGAAAGGGTATTGAATTCAAAGCATTGGATTGGGCAAAGAGAGTAGTCTTTGAACCTCTTAAGGAGAGAGGTATTACTATGCATCTGATGGTGGGCAATCATGATGCTTACTACAAAAATACTAATGATATCAACTCTAATAGTCTTTTGTTAAATGAGTATGATAATGTAATTACATACTCAGAAGCAACAGAAGTAACTGTTGATAAAACTCCTATATTATTCATTCCTTGGATTAATGAAAACAATAAAGAAGAAACTTTTAAATTTATTAAAAATTCAACTTGCCACTACGCGATGGGGCACCTTGAACTTACAGGATTTAGAGCTCATAAAAACCTCATCATGGATCATGGTATGGAGAGCAAACTATATCAGAAGTTCAAGAAAGTATTCTCAGGTCATTTCCATACAAGATCAAATGATGGCAAAATCTTCTACATAGGAAATCCTTATGAAATGTTCTGGAATGATGTCAATGATGAAAGAGGTTTCATTATTCTAGACACTGATGACATGGAATTTGATTATGTAAATAATCCATTCAGAATGTTTCATAACATCTATTATGATGATACTCCCTATCAGATGTTTGATGCATCTCCTTATCGCAACAAAATTGTAAAGATCATTGTTAAATCAAAGAATGATGTTGCTAACTTTGAAAAGTTTGTAGATAAAATCTATGAGACAAGAGTTGCTGATTTAAAAATTGTTGAGAGTTATGATTTCAATAATGGATACTTTACAGAAAATCCAGATGTAGAGACAGAAGATACCTTTTCTATCTTGAATAGATATATTGAAGAGGCAGAATTTTCATTAGACAAGTCTGTTGTTCAATCTCTTATCAAAGATGTCTATGAGGAAGCTTGTGAGTTAGTATAATGTATATTATTACAGTAGCAGGAAAGGAGAAAGATGGAGCATACTCTGTATTAGATGATGAAGGAGAACAGGTCCTTTACATCTTTGAAGAGCAAGATGATGCAATGAGATATTCTATGCAATTAGAAGAACTTGATTATCCACTGATGCATGTAATTGAAATAGAAAGCGAATTAATGATTCATACTTGTGAGACACATGGACACAGGTATGCTATTATATCTAAAAATGACATTGTGATTCCCCCAGATAAACCTGATGATAACCTTTAAGACCATTTCCTGGAAAAACTTTTTATCAACTGGGAATCAACCAACCAAAGTATCACTTGATGATGCCAGTACATCCCTCATTATTGGGACAAATGGTGCTGGTAAATCAACTATTCTTGATGCCCTTACCTTCTCACTGTATGGTAAGTCGTTCAGAAAGATTAATAAGGGTCAACTCATCAACACTACAAATGAGAAGAACTGTTTTGTAGAGATTGAGTTTGTTGTTAATAATGTTGAATGGAAAGTAGAAAGAGGAATCAAACCAAATATCTTTAAAATCTACAGAGATGGTAAAGAACTAGACCAAAATGCTTCTGCTATTGATCAGCAGAAGTGGTTAGAACAAAATGTCTTGAAGATGAACTACAAGTCATTCACTCAGATTGTTATTTTGGGTAGTAGTTCTTTTGTTCCTTTTATGCAACTTCCTACTAATAGTAGGAGAGAAGTTGTAGAAGACTTGCTTGATATTAAAATCTTCTCATCTATGAATGAGATTGTTAAAGGTAGAATGCGTCTTATTAAAGATGAAGTCAGAACTCTTGAATTAAAGAAAGAAAGTCTGAAAGATAAAGTTGATATGCAGAAGAACTTTATTCAACAGATTGAAAATCAAAGTAAAGAAGATATTAGTTCTAAAGAGCATCAGATTAATACTCTCTTAAATGAAGAGAACACATTCATGCATAAGAATGAGAATATTAATAAAGATGTTATTGTACTTCAAGAGAAGATGACTTCTTTGGAAGGTTCAGCATCTAAACTTAGAGAATATGGTAATATCAAGGGTAAATTGTCTAACAAGATTAGTGGAATAGTTAAGGAGCATAAGTTTTTCTCAGAGAATAGGGTTTGCCCTACCTGTGAGCAGAATATTGAAGAGTCATTCAGGGTAAATAGAATTAGTGACTCTCAATCTAAAGCAGAAGAATTGCAGAAGGGTTATCAAGAACTCCTCAACGCAATTAAAAAGGAGGAAGAAAGAGAGTCTCAATTCCAACAAATCTCAGGAGACTTAAGTAAACTTCTTAATGGCATTACTCAAAACAATTCTCACATCAATGGTTGTCAGAAACAGATCAAGAGACTGGAACAGGAAATTCAAACTATTACCAGTCAGGTTGCAAACAGAAATACTGAACATGAGAAATTAGAACAGTTCAGAACAGGTCTTCAAGACACCTTTGAAAATATAAGTGAGAAGAAAGAGAAGATTACTTATCTTGATTTTACATACAATCTTCTAAAAGATGGTGGAGTAAAAACTCAAATCATTAAGAAGTATCTGCCCATTATCAATCAACAGGCAAACAAATACCTGCAGATGATGGACTTCTACATCAACTTTAAACTTGATGAAGAATTCACAGAAACTATTGAATCACCTATCCATGAAGACTTCTCTTATGCTTCCTTCTCTGAAGGTGAGAAAATGAGAATTGACCTTGCACTTCTCTTTACATGGAGAGAGATTGCAAGAATGAAGAACTCTGTCAATACTAATCTCCTTATCATGGATGAAGTTTTTGATTCATCCCTTGATGGATTTGGTACAGAAGAGTTCCTTAAGATTATTAGATTTGTCATTAAAGATGCTAACATCTTTGTCATCTCTCACAAGGAAGGTCTTGAAGATAAGTTTGATAGTGTGATAAAGTTTGAGAAGCAAGGTAATTTCTCTAGGATAGAACCATGACATACGGTAAATTTGTTAGACGCCCTGTTGACATGGGGGATGAATTCAAGAAGAATATGACGTTAATCACAGACCCAGCATCTGATAGGTATCTCAATGAACATTCCAAACTGGCAGCATCACTCAAAGAAGGAGCAGAAAATTCATCTGAAACCAGAGGCACTTAGGCAACGTAAAGAAGCATTGCAATACTTGAAGAAAAAGTTAAATGTAACCAAAAGTTCATTAAGTTAGCATACGGTGACTAAATAATTCAGTGAGTGAGGAGGTTATTATGCATAACTTAGTATCACATAATGAACTAGCTTCTTGGAAGTGGGATGAAAAGAACACTCTGGATGACCAATATAACCAAGTTTCCGAATACTTCCAGTGCATATCAGAATGTGATATCGTAGACCAACAAGCAAGGAGATTCTGCAGACACATCCTAACTGAAGATTAAGTCTAAAAAACTCACAAGGAGTACAAAACCAAAGCCCCCTGCACTTTAAATAGTGTGGGGGGTTGGTGCGTGTGACAGTTTAATAAGTGGTAGCAATGGGTTTCAAAACCTGCTGGGTGCTGTAGAATATTCACATAAGCAAAGAACCAGATGGCAATCAACTACAGCACAAAGGCACAACTGGCAAAACTGCTTGCTACTGAGGATCTGGTAGTTGAGAACCAAGAGGTCTCCACAGCACAGTTTAATGTTGAGACAAGGGTTCTGACCCTCCCTATGTGGAAGCGTGCTTCTAACAGTGTCTATGATATGTTGGTGGGTCATGAGGTGGGTCATGCTCTCTTCACACCTAATGACTGGTCCTTTGAGGACAAAGTTCCTCAGCAGTTTGTCAATGTGACTGAGGATGCTCGCATTGAGAAACTGATGAAACGTAAATATCCTGGTCTTCTTAAATCATTTGGTGCTGGTTATAAGGAACTAGCAGAGCAAGACTTCTTCTGCATTGAAGATGAGGATGTTGATGAGATGAATTTGGCAGATCGTGCCAATCTATTCTTTAAAATTGGCAAGCATCTTGACATTACTTTTAGTGAAAAAGAGAATGTAATTATCAATCAGATTGCTGATGCTGAGACCTTTGATGATGCAGTTGAAGCAGCAATACAACTGTATTCATATTGTAAGGGTGACCAGCAACCTGAAACTCAACCTATCCCAATGTCACCAAAGTCTGGTAGTCAAGGGGGTGGAGAGAAGCAAGAACAATCATCTGATAATCAGACTCCTGAGGAATCAAGTGGAAGCACTGATGAAAGTGGTCAGCAACAATCTGAAGTTAGTGAAGAAGGTTCTAATGATGGTGAGAATGCTGGAGATGAAGTAAAAGAAGATAAAGAACCAGAAGTTCAAACTGACTCCACATTTGAACAGCAGATTGAAGACCTCTGTGGCAATATGAATGGAAGTGTCACTGAATACTTTGAGTTGCCTGATTTTGAACTAGATAAGATTATTGTTCCTTTCAGTGAGATCAGAGCAAAATTTGACTGGGCAGAGGACCTATACAAATCTGATGAAAAAATCTATGGATTTTCTGATTCTGAATACAACAAATTCAGAAAGTCT